CGTCTTTATCTGTGAGATAGTTTCCTTGAAAACTCTCCATGAGTCACTCCTTCTTAACGAGAAAAAACTAGAGAGCGAGCTCCAGATTTCAAGATCCAGAGCTCGTGCTCTTTATCGTTATTAAAAAATTTCTTTGTAAGCGACTCTTATCGAGCTTGAACAGCCATGAGATAATCGAGATAAAGGCTTTTCGCTGCAGCTTCTCCATTCATGATCGCGAATGACGGAGTCAATTCCTCATCGTCCGGAATGTTTGTCGTGATCTTCTTTGCGGTGTAAGCAGCTCCGTTTAGATAAGGAACGAGCGTCGAGTATCCGTCGAAATAGAATCCGACTCTCGTCCATGTGTTCGCTGCGAGTACTCCGATCTCATTCTGTGCTGTCGGAGTGGAATTCTTGACAGCTTCAAAATCTAGCAGCGCGTCTCCATCGTCCTTCTTCCACGCGACACCATCGCTGAATCCAGCGATCAACGTCGTGTCAGTAATGCAGAGTCCGAAGAGTAGATCGACTTGTATCGGATCCGCAGTCATGAATTTCGCTTCACAGTAGCAGAATTTTCCTGTTTGAAGCTTGAATGGTTCTCCTAGCCACTGCGCTTGATATGAATCATTGTCTGCAGCAGCATTCGTGACGAGTAGGACTCCTCCTACAATATTCTGCAGAACAGCAGTCGCGACTCCGTATCCCAGCTCGACTGCAGTGCGCGTCCAATTTCCGGTTATCCATGCCAGAAAGTCTGCTTCGATTCCGTCAAAGCGGACAGCTTCCAGGATCGAAAGATATCGGATCCACTCAGCGAGCGGACTCCATATTTTCGTATCCAGCTTTTTTACGTCAGGGATGATTGACATTGAATTCCTCCTAGTGATTCGAGTAGCTCGGACTTAGTTGACCTGGAGCATCCTTTTATCCGACGTTTCAATGCGAGATTCCGCAGTCTCCGGACTGTAAATCCAGTCAGATCCAGCTTCTCTCTCACTTCCACGAAAGGAGCCGAGCGCAGATCTTTAAGCTCTTGTTCGTCTGTTTCCCCTGGCCTGCGCCAGAAGCACTCGCGATGAGCTATGAAAAGTCCTCCTCTGTGCGTCGGAATAATTCGCGATGCTCCGAAGTTTTGAATCTCGTAGATTATGGGAACCGGTTTTGCCACATTGTCCTCCGAGATTCTTATCCGTGAGTAAGTTTCTCGATCAGCACGATCGCATTCACGTTCTCAACAGTGAAGTCACAGCGGATGGAATAGAAGAAGTAGTTCGCTTCATCCGAAGCTTGTCTCTCAGTCTCGATCTTGATCTCTCTCTGGATTCCCCAGATCAGATTCATCCAGTGCGTGAGCATGGCGTCGCAGTAGTTTCCTGCGTCGAGCTTTCCTGCAGCGTCAAGCGTGATCGGCATCTGCGGAACGGACACGAGTTTGACTTTTCCGTAAGCATACTCTTCTCCAGCTTTTCCGGTGATAACAGTGTCTCCGAGAGCAGTCGCTCGCTTTGCCAAAGCATCGAGATAATCCTGTTCGACGTTGTCATTCTGGAAGAATCTTAACTGAGAGAGTCCTCCTTTCTTTTTGTACTTGGAGGGCATTGTCCGGATCGCTTTGCTATATTTATATTCCTGATCGTATGGAGCAGCAGCTTCTCTCTCAACTATCTTCCCAGCTCTCGCGAAGTCCGCAGTCGCGTCCAGGACATAGGATCCTCCGGAGACTTCATTGTAATAAGCTTGTCCGACTGCAGAATGAGTGATGACATAGCGCCATCCATCCCACATTGAGCGAATATCATCTGGAGCAAATCCTCCGAGCGCGTGCGTATCTGAAATATAAGCAGCTTCCTCGACTTCATTCGCGACCTGAGACGCGACCATTTTCATAACATGATCCGTAAATTGATCGTCTGTTTCGACTGTGATATCTTCCAGATCATCGTCATAGATCACGACACAACCTCGAGCTTTTTTGGTCGCCAGCGTGATCGTGTTGGATCCGAATTCCTTCTTATAGTCGGAAGTTCCGAATGTGTTCGCTGGTTTAAGGAAGCGTCCGGATCCGAATCCGAGTCCTTGAATATTCTTCTCGCTGTTCTTCATCTTCACGATCCTGCAGTTATTCTTCAGCACGCTCTCATCGACCACGTAATCGATAAAGCGATCAGCTTCCTCCGGTTGCAGCGTGAGCGATGGGAGAATAGTCAAAGCTTTCTTCATCCGCTCCTTATTTTTCTTCAACAGATTTTTGTTCGTTCTCATCGTTTCCTCCTGATTTTTACGAACTGTTTTTGTCGTGAATCAGATCTTAATCGCTGTCTTTAGGAGCAGCGAGAGAAAAGCTCCACGATCCTTTTTTCTTGACGTCCTCGTCTTCCAGATCTTCATCTTCTTCAGCATCATTTCCTTTGAGAGACTTCTTCACTCCTTTCTGTTTTGCGATCTTGTTGACAGTCTTCGTCAGGCTCTCGATTTTCTCCATGAGCTCACTGTCTTCCTTCTTGATTTTCTTTTTGCTCTTGTCCTCGTCGTCGTCGTCTTCCTCATCGTCTTCTTCTGGATCGTCATCCGCTTTCTTCAGATCTTTAAGAGTGTCCATAATCTGATCGAGCTGCTTCTCAACGTCGCTCTTCTGTGCGCTTTCTGGAATAAGTCCCTTCAGAAGCTTCAGAGCTTCCGGAGCTTTTTCGAGCAGCGCCACGATTTTTTTGAGTCTCGAGACTGTATCCTTCGAGAGTTTTGCTCCAGCTTTCTTCACGTCCTCGTCGTCGTCGGCTTTTTCTGCAGCGTATCCATAAGACGCGAACTTCGCGAGCGTATTGATTGCAGTTTTGACGTCATCGGGATATTGGCCTTTGTACTTACTCAGGAGAGAAAGTGCTCCTTTCAGAGCTTTTCCTGCTTCCGGAGGAATCTTCTCTTCGGCTTTTTCGACCAGCTCGAGCTCTTCTTCTGTGAGCTCCTCGTCGTCTTCCTCCAGAAAAGTTTTTAAGATTTCAGAAAGTGTTTTCATCCGCGTTCTCCTTTTTTTAAAAGTGATCTCAGTGTCGGAGCTTAATAAATTTTCTCCGCACTCAGGACACTCCTCGCTCGCACTCTTTACAAAGTCGACGAGAGCTTCCTGATGACCACAGGACGGACAGGAGATAATTCCATTCGGAATAGTCCGGACTTTCTTATCCACGTCCGCTTTTCGGAATAGGAACTTCCTTTTCGTTGCTGGAACGTCGACGAGAGAGATCTCGTCTAGCTCGATATCTTCAAGCTTGAATGGCATGTTCCGCTCCTGAAATTTTTTTCTGATCCCCCCAACTTTGCAAAAAAAAAGCGAAGCCGAGAAGGATCTTTACGTCGGATCCTTTTCAACTTCGCTTATCGACGAAAGCTTCTGTCCTGGATGGACAGACTTATTTCTCGATCAAGTGAATTGAAAGCTATCCATCACCGTCATATCGTTGTAGAAGATAAATATAAGTTCAAGAGCTTGTCAAGGATTATTTTACTCCGGAGTTACTCCGGAGTAGATCCGGAGCTCCTCGAGAAGACAGTGAATGCAATGATATACGTCGGAAAGAGGTTGTCGCTTAGACGCGATCTCAGAGCGTTTTTTTTATTCGACTTTCTCCTTTTTCCTCCGATGAGCGACTCCAGCCATGGAGAAGCCAGTGAGCTCTCCGTCCTTCACTTTCTTCCACAGCGCAGCGTCGCGGATTCGGATAATCAGGATCCAGGATCCTTTTTTGATTTTTTCTTTTGCGATCTCAAGATCCTGTGGAGCGATATAGTTTTCTAAGATATTTATTTTCGAAGAGATTGCGATTCCTTCATGCTGCAGCTTGAATCTCCTAGCGTGCTCCATGTAATAATAGCAAGCTTGTCGGATCTCCTCTTCAGTGGAGAAGTCTCCTTGCGAGTCCTCCTCCTTTGGCTCGTATACGATTCCTCCGACGATCTGCTCGTCCTCCTTCACTTTGAAGATCGGAACTGTATCCGGAAGTCTCTTCTGAATCGTCTCGTCATAGTCAGTCTCCTTGAGTCTCGACAGCATCCAGACGCGCTTTCCTCCTTCTACTGGAACGAAAGCAAAGAGATAATTTCCTGTCAGATATCTATTCTTGAAGCGGATCTTCTTCGCGTGCTCATCCGCAAGATAGATCTCCCAGTGAAGCTTGTCCATCTGGATCATAGAAGCATACTGATTCGCGCTGGCTCCGGATTCTCCTGGTTTAAAAATATGGACAGATCGCTCTCCGATCAGCATCCATCCGAGAGATCCTCGCACGACTTTAGTCTTCGTCTCTCCAGCTCGCGATTGCTTCCATGCAAAGCGAAGCTTTCCTTGAGTGTGAAGCTTCTTGAGCTTCTGGAGTCCGGAGATATTTCCGATCATGATCTCGCCACCTTCCCAGAAGTTCTCTCCTTCTCTATGCAATCTCATGTCAATGTGAGCTCCATGCTCTCCGATCGCTGCATGGAGAGTGTTCTGCAGCTTCGAAGGATCCTGTCTCGCGATCATGATCTTTTTCTCAACGCTCTTTAGATCTTCCGCTTCTTCATCGCTCAATCCCATAATATGAATCTGGATCACTGCAGATCCTTTGTCTCCAACTTTAAAATCGATATTTCCGAATTCGGATCCTTTTCCTTCGTCGTCCTTATGGAGCTGTCCGTATCCTGGACGCTCTCTCCTTCTCATCTGTCCCCCACACTTAGGACACTCGAGATCTATGCAGTGCTCTTCAGTCTCAATCGTATGTCCGCATTCAAGACACTCGCAGAGAAACTTCTCTTCAGCTTTTGTCCTCTTCAGCTTTGCGAGAGTCTTCGCTTGCTCCTTTGTTGTCAACGCTGTTCCTCGAGGTTTTAAGGAACGCACGATCGGATTATCCCATGTAAAGGAATTTTTCTTCTCGTCGTACTTCACTTCAGCGACAGCGATCTCCAGAACGTCTCCGACTTTCGCTTTGATCTTCGTCGCGTATGTCCGTCCGATCGGAGCTCCATCCTGGATCTCGCATGTATAGATCCATCCTCCTCCTTCCTTCGATTCGACTTTCACGACTCGAGCTCGGATCTCCTTCATGTTCTTGAACTTCGCCCAGTCCGGAGTTGATCCTTTCAACGGATACTTTGAATTGACAGCTTTACACATAGCTCCTTCGGAATGCTTTTCCTCCGAATGCTTTTTTACTGCAGCGCGGAATCGAGCTTCAGTCTTCGCAATCGTGGGGACAACTTTCTCCACATTGAGCTCGTCGACTTTAGAGAAAATCTGCGATAGAGAATCCTGACGACTTCGCCATTCATTGTTATCAAGCGGAGTGTTATG